CCAGACCTGCAACACCTACTTTCTCATAGATGTCGGCGATCCTTTTCACTAGAGCGCGTTTTTGATTGTCAGTAAGTGTCACGTCGTGTCCCCGTGTGTCTCTGCAATCCATTATACGAAAAGTCAACCTCAGACCACTCTTGCGAACAGGCTGAAGTTGGAATCTCCCTCTGGGGTAAGCTGAACTTGTCGCGGCTCTCACAGTGCGACTTTGTTCAACTACCTCAGAGGAGAAAACATGAGTGTTTATGACGTGCTTGCTCAAGCGATTGAGAAGCGCCGAGTGGTGACGTTCACATACGATGGATGCTTTCGCGTCGTCGAGCCTTTCTTGCTCGGCACCACCACCGCAGGGCGTCCTGCATTGCGTGGTTTCCAAACAGCAGGCGGTAGCAGGTCAGGCACAGTGCCCGGGTGGCATCTGTTCTCGCTTGGCAAAATCGTCGGCCTAGCCACGTGCCAAAAGCGATTCTCCGGCGTGCGAGATGGGTACAACCCCTCTGATAAAGGTATGCAAGCCATCGGCGCTCATATTTAGCCTGAGCGCCGCAGTCGCACGGCCCCGGCGGAAGCGCGGGGTCGTTGTGGACTGCACAATCGCTGTCGTGTTGAATCATGGTGTTCTCCATTCAAATTCAAGTCTCCTCCCGGAGAAGCCTTAAATCACTCTCTCGCTCCGAGAAGAGGCTTGAATATGAGGTCTCCTTCGGTGCGAAGATATGAACGTCGGACTCCCATTCGACATTCCGTATCAACTCACCGAAGGAGAAATCCATGTTCGATGATCTGAACCCTCAAGGTTTTTATCCGGGGGAGAACCTTCCAAAACTCTCAAAGGCTGAAGTTTTGTTCTTTGGCCTGCTCATGTCCGGTGCGAGCAAGTTGGATCGCATCCCCACAACCAAAGCAGGTGAGGAGCTCGACTACTTTGATGAGGGCGACTATGAAGTCATGAACCCGCTGAATCACGATCTCGAGTTGCTGGCTGATCTCTATGAGAAATGCCGCCGGTTTGCGGCTCGCCGTGATGAACAGAAGTAAGTTGCCGTAAGGCTTCAACCTCATCGAAGAAGGCGCTTAGGGCTTCCTCGAACGCCTTCTTTTGGTTTTCAACCTCTTCCCGCGTGATTGGAGCGATGTAACTGCCGCCTGTTCCCAAAACATTTTTGCCTTCGCGAAACGAGGCAGCGTTAATCGCCTGCGCATACGCACTCGCGGCAATCAGAAGCCAGCGCAATTCGTTTTCGGCCGTCTTGCTCCTTCCAGGAAGCGAAAGCTTGAAGTATCGCTTGGCGTCAATTTCCATCTCTTTCTCCTATGAAAAAGTCTGTGAAAGCGTCATCGGTGCAACGAACTGCTTCGCCCATGATCGGATAGCAAACAGCATCGAATGCGGCATAGGCGGCCGCCAATGCATAGATGATCCGAGAATCTTCTTCCGTGATCGGCGTAACGATCAGACGGCCGTCTTCAATTTCTACCTTCATAAATCCTCCTAAGAAAGACCCACAGAAGCGCTCTCAAAAGAAAGCGCTTCAATTGGCCTTTCTCTCTGCCCGATGGTCTGAACCAACTCCCGGACAGAGAGATTCACTGCTCAGGTCTGCCTATGTGCGCTCTTGCTCGCTCGGCGGGAGGTACTAGCTCCGCGCCTTGAAGGCTTGTCCTGAGCCCGTCTGACTAATCATCATCCGGTGCACCTCTGCCTTTCGGGCGGGGGTGGAGTTTGCATTCGAAAAAGCTTTTTGCTCTCTCGACAAAGCAAACTTTACACGTGCAAGCAATGAAAAGCAAGTTAAACTTGCCTGTAAGCCGTGATAAAGGCAAGTTTATTTTGACCGAAGTCAAAAAAAAGGCCCGCTCTATGGCGGGCCAAGTCGGGGTGAAGAGGGTTACGTGCGGAAGCCGTTAAAAACAAAAATCACGCGTCCATGTATATGAGCTCCCTCTAATTCATCTCTGGTCAATGTGGTCGGTGGATAGGCGGGATTGTCAGAGATAAGCGTCAATGATCTGTTGAAATTGATCTGCACACGCTTAATGAATACATCCTCGCCGTTGATAAATACGTAAATTCCATCTCCGCGTGCTTCAGTCTGATGCGTGTCCACAAGTACCAATCCGCCCCTGCTGATAGTTGGCTCCATGCTGTCGCCTGCGGCGCTAATGATCTCGAATTGACCTTCGCGAATACCGTGTACGCCGGGCAGTGATCTTAAGAATTCATCAGAAAACTGCATCGCACCGACATTATTGGCTTGATATGCCGGCGAACCAGCCCCGCACGCCCCGTATGCATCAAGAACCGGAACTACCGTCCACCCCGCTCGGGATGGCACTGCAGAAGAGTTAACGGCCGGCATATATGCTGGTTGGTCGTAGCTTTCATCGCCGGTGATTTGTCCGGGAGTTACGCCTAAAAAGTCCGCCAATTTTGAGAGCTTTTCAAGGCGAGGATTCCCTTTAGTTGCCCACCTCTGAACCGCTTGCCGCGTGACCCCGAGAGCCTCCGCGACCTGTGCGTGAGTAAGCCCCTTTGCATTCAGGATGGTCTGTAAGTTGCTCGGCATAAATCCTCCATAGCGCTAGTGTCAGGAAAACTTGCGTACCTCGCAAGCAAATTAATCTTGCGCTATACTTTGCTTTAAAGCTAAAACAACTTGCTATAAAGCAAAGACGCTATGACAGAAAAAAGCTCTAATGCCGTACAGAGGGCGGTGGAAAAACTGGGGAGTCAGAAAGCTCTGGCAAAGGTATGTACCCCGGAAGTCTCCAGACAGGCGGTTGCCTTTTGGATAAAGCTGGGGTACGTGCCGGCAAGGCATGTCCCAGCCGTAAACCTCGCGACGGGGATCCCGAGAAGCGAACTTAACCCACTTTTTAAGTGAATAGCTATCGGTGAGTTCTTCATGGGAAGCCGCGCAAGAAACTTCGTGCTGGTTCATCGGCGCGCCGGAGGTTTCGCTCAAGCAGTCCTCGCCTATCTCGCAGACTGCATGAACGATCAGTCGGGCCGTTGCGATCCGACGCGAGAAACAATCGCTGAATATTTCAGCGCAAAGGACGATCCGTGCACCGTCAAGCGCGTGGAAAGGGCGCTTGCACGCCTGCGCACTCTTGGATACATCGAGTCCAAGCGCGTTCCCTATACGCGGCAAACGTCCGCCGGGCAGGAAGGAGGATGGCGCAACTCCTATGTCTTAGTCGGCTTCGTCCCCGGCGATTCGAATGCCGTGAGGGTTACCGACATTTCGGACGTTACCCCCAAAACGGACGTTACCCCCGATTTGGAAAGGGGTCACCCCCAAAACGTCCAAGGGGTCACCCCCAATTTGGAAAGGGGTCACCCCCAAAATGGGGGCATAAACCAGAAAGAACCAGAAGAGAACCAGAAAGAACCAGTTTCTTCTATGCGCACTTCCGGGAATTCGTCGGCTATCGCCGCCGTCGCATCTGCGCAAGCGCAGACGCCTCCTGCCGACTTTCCAGACGCTCCTTTCGACGAGTCCTTGTACGAGGAAGCCCGCTCGATGGGTTCAGAACCCAATGTCGAGATCACCATCGAAGCACCTGCGCCCCAAAAGCGAAAGGCCGCTCCTCGACGCAAGTCCGCCACTCCATGCCCGTTCGACGCCGATGCCTCTATCACCGATGAGTACAAAGCCATCGCCGAGAAGGTCGGCATCGGAGACCCTCAGCAGGTCTTCTCCGCCTTCGTCAATCACGCCCTAGCCACTGACCGCAGATTGACCGTCTGGCCTGCAGGCTTCCGCACTTGGTGCCTCAACGAACTTCGATACCACCCACTCCAAACAGCCAAGCCGAAACCTCTCCACCAAAGAACTGCTGACGATTACGACTGGTAAAACCCTATGCCCGAACTTCAAAAAGCATTTTCAAAGCTAGCACTGCAGCCGATCTTCACGCAGATCGAGGCCGTGAGAGCCGCTAACCCGCCTCCGCGAGCTCTCCCCAAAAAGTCCGAGCGCGAGCTAAAGGCAGACGAACTTGGTTCGCGCTTCAGCGAACTTCACGCCTCTCTGTCCCGCTGCCTCTCGTGGCTTCGGCAGCCGACCGCAGAAACCTTCTCGAACTTTCAGCTCGACGCGGCCGAAAAGGATCAGGCCAAGGCGCTCGCCATCTCGAAGCGCTTCTCCGAACGGCTCATGACGCGCCTCCTTGATGAATCTCACCCAGAAGCCGGAATCCTTTTCCTTGGATTCACGGGAACGGGGAAAACGCATCTCGCTAAGGCAATCCTCACCGACCTCGCGGCGCGCAAGGCTCCCGGCTTCTTCATCCCGGCAAGCGAGTACTTCGATCTCTATACGCCGGCTTACGCCGCAAAGCTCGATCAGCCGCTTTGGAAGATTCGCCAGTGGCTCGCCTCAACCGCTTGCCTCGTCATCGACGAAGTGGGAACGAGCGCATGGACCGACGCCCGCAAAGATCGCCTTCAGCAGATCATCGACTTGCGCACTGCAAACCGCCTGCCGACCATCGTCACGACCAACCTCTCACAGGCCGACTTCGATGCCGCAGGCGCTGAGCGTATCGCCTCGCGCTTCAATCAGGTTCTTTACCCCATCAAATGCACTTGGTCGGACTTCCGCAAGCGCTCTGCCCTCAAAAACCTGAAGCCCGAGGAGGTGTTCTGATGACTGGCACAGAAAAAAGCACGGCCCGTCCCTCTCCTCAATCGGGATTCGAGATCGAGCTGATCCCTTATCCCGATTGCATAGAGGTTCAGACCTTAAAAGTCACTTCCCTTGACAACGGTACATGCATCGAGATCGATGGATGCTGCCTTCGCGGCGTATTGAAGGCCTTCAGAGACCTAACGCCAGAAGACATCCGGCAGGGAAAAAGAATCCGCGTTCAGTTCTTTTACCCGCCTACGAAAGAACGCGCAGCTGAAAGCCGTACGCACCTTCTCCCGGAGCACTCAGCATGAGATCCAAAACTTGCCGCGGCTTCAATGCATGTTCCGGAATCTTTATCTCCGGGCGCTTATGGAATGAGGCGATCACTTTGGTGTTCGAAAACATCACACGCTCTTCGCCGCTGCCTTCAAGCACAAAGCAGAAAAGCCCCTCCTTTTCGTCATCCAGGTGCGTACCGGGACAACGGATCAAATGCGTTTCGCCACTTTCAGTCTTGAGTTCGTAAACCGATTGATCGTTTTCAGGTACTTCAATTTTCAACATGAAACCCTCCGTGAGGTGATTGATAGGCGTTCTGGGGAGAACAACCTCAATCATCCTGCGGAGGTCAGGACTCAGCAAATGCAATCGCTATTCGACGAATCTCCGCAGCCTGAGGCTCAAGTCCGCTGCATCGAATGCAGTCACTTCGAGGGCTCAAAGCGTGACCGCGGCGCATTCCTTTTCCGGAGACGCTCTGGCTACTGCGAGATCGATGACCGGCCGGGCGGACGGTGGAACGTCCTTCAGAACATTGACCGGCCGCGGCGCTGTGCTCACTACCTCAGAGCGCCCGAAAGCCTCATCAAGCAAAGAACCACCTACCTCGCACGCCTCACAAATCCCGGCGGCGAGTCCATCCAAGACAGAGCACAAAGACTTTGGCACCGATAAATCTCAATGGAGGGAACATCATCATGAAGCAAATTATTCAGCTCACGTTGCCGTGGCCTCACCGCGCGCTCTCCCCGAATGCACGGGTCAACCTCATGCAGAAGGCTCGGATCTTCAAGCGCGAAAAGTACGCGACGATGATGCTCACGAAAGCCGCGCTTCAAAAGGTCGGCATCGAAAAGGTCACCGTCAAGGGTGGGCTCCCCGATAAGAAGTGGCGCGGCGGTCGAGTCAATATCGAGCTCATCTGCATCCCGCCTGTCACTCGCTATCACGACGAGGACAATCTCCTCGCAAACTGCAAGGCCATTCTTGACGGCATTGCTGAAGGCATGCAGGTCAACGACAACACTTTCCACTTCAAAGAACAGGACTGGCTTCAAGCTGAAAATCCCGGTCATCTCATCATCAATATCACCTGGGAACCGAGCCTGGGCTGCCGAAGCTTAGGAGGGAGGGATCATGAATGAAGGAGGAACCCCCATGCCAGTTGTCGATTTGGACGCAGGAAGAGATCGAGGCCCTCTCGGAGTCTCAAGCTTTCTTCCCGCGCCCGCAGCAGAGGCACTTGTTCGAGCTCACGCTACAGCTCTCGGATACGCAGAGGGATCGCTCGCCAGACTGCGAGCTATCGATGATGGGATCAAAAAAGTCAAAAGGCAGTTCCCGGCGTGGTTCCGCGAGGATGGTGACGGTCTCTGTCGGTGACGCTGGCCGGCCAGTGGGCGAAAGCGCTGTGTCCGCAAAGTACCTCGATGCCGATGTCGAGCACGCCAGACAGCTCCGCTCAGAGGGCTACTCATGGCGCAAAATCTCTCTCATGCTCGAGATCCCCGTGCGGACAATCCGCAGTTTCGTAGACGGTTCCCGGCGCGCTGTGACAGTCGTCGGTTGGAAAAAGGTAAAAAGATGGGTGAACGAAAACTGACGCCTCGGCAGGAGCGATTCGTCAAGGAATATCTGGTTGACCTCAATGCGACTCAGGCAGCAATCCGCGCCGGGTACTCGGCAAAAACCGCGAACCGCATCGGCCCGGAGTTACTTGGCAAAACTTGTGTCGCGGCCGCAATCGCAAGACAGAAAGAGAAACGCGCGGCCAAGATCGAACTTACGGCCGAAAAGGTGCTCGAGATGAACCTGCGCTTTTACAAGGTCAACTCCGAGCTCATCCCAAAAGAAACCTTCGGCGGGCAGGCAACTACCAAAGATGGCGCGCTCGCTTGGCGGATGGTCGATGCCGCGGCGGCCGCAAAGGCGCTCGACATGCTGAACAAGCACTTCGGCTGGTATGAGAAGCCCGACGGCTCCAAAGATGCGGCCATTTCCTCACTGGCTTCAACCCTTCAGGGGCTCGTGAATGGACTTCGACCTGACAACAAATAAAGGGCAGTCTGAGGCGCTAATGTGGTGCGCGGCGCAGTGCACGAATGATCCTTTGAAGTTCGCTCAGATTGCCTTCCCCTGGGGCAAGGGCACGCTCGCAAACTTCACCGGGCCCGACAAGTGGCAAGCTGAAGTCCTGACCTCCATGCGCGACAGGCTCCAAAGCGGAGAGGCTTGGCAGCACGTCATTCAGGATGCGACGGCCTCCGGACATGGCACGGGCAAGAGTTGCCTTGTCTCGTGGATCATCCTCTGGGCGCTCTGCACCTACCCTGACACTCGCGGCGTGGTCACGGCAAACACCGAAAGTCAGCTCCGCACAAAAACCTTCGCAGAACTCGCCAAGTGGCATGGCCTCTGCATCTTCAAAGACTGGTTCGTCATGTCCGCGATGTCGCTCGTCTCCCGGCAAAAGGGGCATGAGCAGACTTGGCGCGTGGATGCTATCCCGTGGTCTGAGACGCGGCCAGAGGGCTTTGCAGGCCTGCACAATGCGGGCAAGCGCATCCTCGTCATCTTCGACGAGGCATCGGCTATCGCTGATCCCATTTGGGAGGTTACTGAGGGCGCGCTGACCGACAAGAATACGCAGATCTTCTGGCTGTGCTTCGGCAACCCTACCCGCAGCACTGGGCGCTTCTTCGAGTGTTTCCACAAGTTCCGGCACCGCTGGACGCATCGGCACGTTGACGGGCGCGACGCGGCCGGCACCGACAAGGAAAAGATTGCCGAGTGGCTGGCTGACTACGGCGAAGACTCAGACTTCTTCAAGGTGCGCGTGCGCGGCGTCTTCCCGAGCGCTTCAGCTATGCAGTTCATTCCCCGAGATGTTGCTGACTCGGCGGCTTCCCGGCCGCTCCCTCACGTGGACTACACGCGCATGGTGGCAATCCTGGGCGTAGATGTGGCGCGCTTCGGCGATGACGCCTCCGTCATCGTCACGCGCTTCGGCCTCGATGCGCGCTCAATGAAGCGGCAGCGCTTCCGCAACCTTGACGGGCATCAGCTCGGCGCGAAAGTCGCTGAGCACTACAACCGGCTCAAGGGCATGGGCGTCCGAAAGATCCTGATCCATGTTGACTCGGGCGGCGTTGGCGGCTCCCCCTGCGACTGGCTCCGTCACAACGGCTATCCCGTGACTGAGGTCAATTTCGGTTCGGGCGCGTCCAACGGGCAGCGCTACAAGAATCTCCGCGCTGAGATGTGGGGCCGCATGCGCGAGTGGCTCGAGCTTGGCGGCTGTATCGAGGATGACGAGGATCTCATCACTGACCTCACGGGAGTCGAGTACGACTACACACCGACGAATCAGCTCCTGCTTGAGAAAAAGGAGGATATGAAGGATCGCGGACTCCCTTCGCCAGACAATGCCGACGCGCTGGCTCTGACCTTCGCAGTCAAGGTCAACGAGTACTTGGATGATCTGCCGTCCCCACAGCCGTCCCGCAGCCGCCGGCACGGCATCCGGGATCCCTACCGCTGAGCACCCCTGCGCACTCCGCGCTCGGCAGGTGAGACCATCTCGGCATGAGTACCGAAACCTTCACCTGCCGGCGCATCACGTGCCGTGAGGCCTTCTCCCGGCCGGAATGGCCTGCTCTCGAAAAAGCCTACGGCGAAGAGATCGTCTATGAGGATCTGCCGCCAGCGCCTGACCGGCGCATGTATGAGCTCCTTGAGGCGCAGGGCATCCTGCGTCCAGTGGGGCTCTTCGAGGGCGAAGAGCTGATCGGCTTCGCGGCCTACATCACCACTGTGCTCCCTCATTTCGGCGGCGGCCGGGTTCTCGCTACCTGCGAAAGCATCTGGCTCCGAGAGGATCGCAGAGAGGGCACGGGCGCAGGCTCGCTCCTTCTCAAAACGCTCTTCAGCTGCGCAAAAGATGACGGTGCCTACGGCATGTATCTCGGGGCAAAGATCGGCACTCAGGCAGACAAGATCTTCGACCGGATTGCCAAGCCAGTGAACACGCTCTATTGGAGGAAACTGTGACAGCGCTCGTCCCTGCGGCGTCCCTGCCGCCTTGCTCCTCTGATGATCTCGCTCTGGTCATGGCGCTCCGCGAGCGCATCGATGCTGAGCTTGAGCCGTGCGAGTTTCCGACTGAGAACTTCTTCCATGCCGGCGTCTATGTCCGCACGTGCCTCGTCCCGAAAGACACGGTGCTGGCCGGCGCGGTCATCAAGATCCCGACAGTGGTCATCGTCTCAGGTCACTGCTACGTCCAGGCCGGGAAAGACACGCGCGAACTCAAGGGCTACGTGGTTCTCAAGGGCGCGGCCGGCCGGTCTCAGGTCTTCCGGGCTATCGAAGATACCTTCATCACCATGCTCTTTGCGTCCGACGCGGACAGCATCGAGCGGGCAGAGGAAGAGTTCACTGACGAATTTGAAAACCTCTTGACTAGGAGAAAACCATGAGCGGCGGAGTGACAGGCGGTCTGATCGCGGGCGCGGCCATTGCTGCGGCTGGTGCCGCAACTTCCATCTACACGAGCAACAAACAGGCCAAAGCTCAGAAAGCGGCTACGCAGCAGGCCGAAAGGCAGGCGCAGGCTGAGGCTGAGCGCTCCCGGCAGGCTCAGCGCAGGCAGGACTCGAACTCCGCAGACGTGAGCTCCATCCTCGCTGATGCGGCTAATGCCGGCATGAGCGCAGGGTCAACCCTGCTCACCGGCGCGGGCGGCGTGAACAACAACAACCTCGCTCTCGGCGCGGGCGGCGCACTGGGGTGATGCATGTCTGAAGATCTCAAGCTCAGGCAGCGCATCCTGACGCGCTGGGGCACGCTCAAAAAGGAGCGCGAGCCGTACATGACGCAGTGGCTCGAGATCTCTGAGCACATCACCCCGAGTCGCGGCCGCTTCCTCATCGGCAAAAACCGCAATGAGTCGCGCTCCAGGTGGAACCGCATCGTGGACAGCTCTGCCGTCCGGGCGGCAAACATCCTCGCGGCCGGCCTCATGAGCGGCATGACTGATCCGTCAAGTCAGTGGTTCGCGCTCACAACCGGCACGCCGAATTTGGATGAGGCGCAGGCCGTCAAGGTATGGCTCGATCAGGTGCAGCGCATCATGGAGATGGCCTTCACCCGGACGAACACCTATCAGGCGCTGCATCAGGGCTGGCGCGATGTGGGCACCTACGGCGTGATGGCTATGGTCATCGCAGAGGATGACAGAGAGGTCTTCCACTGCTACCCGCTCTCCGTGGGCGAGTACGCCATTGGCGTGGATGACAGAGGCGTGCCTGACACACTCTACCGGCGCTTCATCATGACGGCGGCTCAGCTGGTAGCGCGCTTCGGGCGCTCAAAGCTCTCGGCCGACGTGCTCCGCAACTTCGATGCCGGGCAGGTTGACCATGAGTACAAGCTGATCCATGCCATTGAGCCGCGCTTTGACCGGCAGTACGGCAAGCGCGATTCCCGCAACATGCCGTGGCGCAGCGTCATCATCCAGATTGACTCGGACGGCACGAAAGACGGCATCCTTGAGGAGTCAGGCTTCAACGAGTTCCCGTGCGTGGTGGGGCGCTGGGGCGCATCGGCCTCGGACGTGTACTCAGAGGAATCTCCCGGCATGGTCGCGCTCGGCGACGTGCGGCAGCTTCAGCATGAGCAGAAGCAGAAGGGAAACTCCATCGACTACATCGTCAATCCTCCGCTCATCATGCCCACTGCGGCGCGCGACAACGAGGATGACTTCGAGCCGGGCGGCAGAATCTACCTTGACGCTCCTGCGCAGAAGGACGCTGTGCAGTCCGCCTGGCAAGTCCAGATGGACATAAACGCGCTCCGGCAGGACATTGCTGAGGTGCAGCAGCGCATCAATCAGGCCTTCAGCGTAGACATGTTCCTCATGCTCTCCGGGCAGCAGATGGGCAAGATGACGGCCACTGAGGTTGCTGAGCGTCACGAGGAAAAGCTCATGATGCTCGGTCCCGTGCTCTCGCGCCTGAACAACGAGGTCTTGAAGCCGCTCATTGAGCGCACCTTCTCGATCCTCTACCGCGCGGGGCAGCTGCCTCCGGCTCCGCCTGAGCTTGCGGGCGTCAAACTCTCAATTGAGTACACGTCCATGCTCGCGCGCTCTCAGCGTGCGATTCGTGCGAACTCCCTCGATCAGTTCCTGCAGCGCATCGGGCAGGTCGCGCAGTTTGATCCGAATGTGCTCGCGAAAATCGACAGCTTCCGCATCGTTGACGAGTACGCCGATTACCTCTCTGTTGCTCCCTCTGTGGTCGTGCCCACTGAGCAGGCGCAGCAAAAGATTGAGGCGCAGCAGCAGGCTCAGCAGCAGGCTCAGCAGGCTGAGCAGATGCAGCAGGCCGCTGATGCCGTGTCCAAGCTTGGGCGCGTCCCGGCAGACGGTTCAACCGTCGGCGGGCAGGCCGTCCAAGGCATGCAGGAGCTTGCTCAGCAGGGGGCGCTGTAGCCCTGCGCACTCCGCAATTTTCGTGTGAGACGATTGACCGCATGAGAGACCGCAACCCCATTGCTGACAAGGCAGACGATGAGAAAGACAAGCGGGCGAAGAGCCGGATGGATCTGGCGCTCCGCTCCGTGATGGCTACGCGTGAGGGCAGGATGGCGCTTCAGTGGGTCTTGGATTCATCTGGCGTCAATTCTGCGTCATTCAGCCCGAACGCTCTCACGATGGCCTACTCCGAGGGGCGGCGCTCAGTGGGCATCCAGCTCGCTGAGCGCCTGCGCGCGGTGTCTCTTGACTATTTCAGACTCATGAAAGACGAATCCTATGAGTGACGAAACGAATCTGCCTGGCGAAGGCGCTCAAACTCCAAACGACGCGCAGCAGGCACCCGGCACCACACAAGCCACTGCCGGGCAGTCCGATGCTCAGAACGCTCAGCAGCCTGCCGTTGCTCAGACTCCTGCCGGACAGCAGGATCTGACCGGTGGGCAGACGCTGATGGGCGGAGCTCAGGACGGGGAATCCAAGGACGATAAAGACGACAGCCAGAAGAAAGCGCCCGAACCTGGGAAGACTGAGGGCGCTCCGGAAGAGTACGGCGACTTCAATGCACCGGAAGGAATTGAGCTCGCTGGCCCGGTGATGGATGAGTTCAAGGGCGTGGCTAAGGAGCTGAATCTTTCGCAGGAGCAGGCGCAGTCCCTGATTGACAGGGTCACGCCGGCAATGCAGGCAAGAGCAGTTGAGAACATCCAGCGCGTGAGCAGGGAGTGGGCTGAGCGTTCAAAGAACGACGCCGAAATCGGCGGCTCGAACTACCAGGCTACGCAGGCGAACGTTTGGCGAGTGATCTCCAACTTCGGCCGCGCGGCAGACGGGTCGATTGACCCGGACGTTGCGGAGTTCATCAATTCCCCGATGGGCAACCATCCGGGAGCGCTCAAGCTCATCGCCCGTGCCGGTGCGAAATTCGGCGAAGCGAAGATACCGACGGGCAGTCCGGCGCAGACGCCTTACACCCCGACGGACTTCTACAACGACGCTAAGAGAAACTGAGGCTAGATATGGCTGACATCATCACTGACAACAACCCGGTGACGCTCGCTGACTTTGAAAGCCTGACGAACGACAAGCCGATTCGCTCGCTGATGCATACCATCCGCGACTACACGCCGATCTTCGATCAGGCGGTCATCCAGGCCGGCAACGATGGTTTCGGAGACCGCGGCAAGATCATCACGACCTATCCTGAAGGTCAGCTGCGCGCCTTCAATGAGGGATGGGATACGGAAAAGGTGCACGGCTCTGACGTGCGCTACCGTGCCGGCATGATGCGCACCCGTTCAGAGGTTGACCGTGATCTCTACAACACGCGCCCGGCAGCTGAGCGCGATGCCTGGCGCTTCCGAAAGGATCAGGGCTTCATGCGCGGCCTTGCCCGAAAGGTCGTCAAGACCATGTTCTACGGCTCCGCAGCGGCTGATCCGCGCGGCGTGGACGGCCTCGGCTCCATCGTCACACCGGCGAATGAAGCTTTTGCTGATCGCATCATCAATGGCGGAGGCACGACTGCGGCAAAGCAGACGGACATTTGGCTCGTCAATTGGGATGCTGAAGCCTGCTTCTGCTTCTACCCGCAGAACGGCTCTCAGGCTGGCCTGCGCGTTGAGAACATGGGCGAGCACTACGCCTTCGACGCGAACGGCAAGCGCTTCCTCGCGCTCATCACTGAGTTCGCCTGGGATCTTGGCGTCGCGCTTTACGACCCGGAAAAGATTGTCCGCATCGCGAACATCGACACGGCCAAGTACTCGATCCAGAACAACAAGGGCGGCGGCGCTGCGAACCTCATTGACCTCATGACTCAGGCCATTGAGATGCTCCCGGATGATCAGACCGGCCGCGTGGCCTTCTACATGAATGACGCGGCGCGCTCCGTTCTTCGCCGTCAGATTGTGAACAAGGACAACGTGCTTCTAAACATGGATGAGGTGGCCGGCCGAAAGGTGCTGACCTTTGCGGGCGTTCCGGTTCACAAGGTGGGCACGGACATCATCCCGAACAACATGAACGTCCTCGCCTAAAGGAGATCTCATCATGATGGATGTCAAGCTCGTTTTCTGTGAGGATCAGGCGGCGACTGCGGCCTTCACGTCCTCGGCAATCGACTTCGGCCAGAAGGCTCCGACGACGGGGCTCAATGACCATGAGCTCTACGTCGTCATCAAGGCGACGACTGAGTGCACCGGTACGGGAACGCTCACGCTCACTCTTGAGCAGTCCGATGAGGCTGCGGCCAACTTCTCCACTGCGCTGGTCACGGGCGCGCTCACGGCTGATGAGCTCAATGCCGGCGTTGCGCTCCATCTGCCGATTAAGCACAAGCGCTACCTGCGTCTCAAGGGCGCGGCTTCAACGACCGCGCTCACGGCTGGTGCTGTGACCTGCTACCTCTCCGATGTGTTCGACGCTCGCTTCATCGTGCCCAAAGAGGGCATCGAGTTCATCGCGACGACGGACTGACCTTTCTCTCCTCCTAAGTGGGGCGGCGGGCGGGGGCGACTCCGTCCGCCATTTTTGTATATGGCTACGAAAGCAGACATTTGTAACCTCGCGCTCAGCACGCTGGGCGACTCGGCAACCGTCACGGCAATCGATTCGCCAGACGGCTCGCCTCAGGCTGGGCACTGCGCTCGCTTCTACCCTATTGCGCTCAGGCAGCTTATGGAAGAGGCCGACTGGTCTTTCCTCACGCGGCGGCAGCGGCTCGCTGCGCTCTCGTCTCTCGATGAGGAAACCTACTCATGGAAGTTCGGCTTCAGCGTTCCGAGCAACTGCGTGCGCATCATCAAGCTCGAAGCCGTTCACTTCAGGGAGCGCAGGACAATCGACTACGAGCTCGAGATGGATCCAAGCAATGCCTCGCGCCTGATCCTCTGCAATGAAGAGTCTCCAGTGCTCTCCTTCGTTGCGCTCAATGACAATCCGTCCATCTATCCGACGTACTTCATCAATGCGCTGGTGCCGCTCCTGGCCTCCATGCTGGTGGGGCCGCTGAAGCAGGCCGATGCTTCTTCGACTGAATCCCGTAACCTGCTTGCTCTCTATCAACAGGCGCTCTCGCTGGCCAAGACCGCTGACGCCTTCAATGCGCGGCATCGCGGCCGGCGGCGCGAACGCCTCGCTCCTCATCTCCGTGCGAGGATCGTCTGATGGCAACCATCCGAAACTACATGCGAGCCTTCAATGGCGGCATCGTCTCTCCTTCCATGTATGCCCGAATCGATGACGGCAAGTATCAGACGGGGCTCGCTGAGTGCACCAACTTCCTGGTCGAACCGCAGGGGCCTGTGTGCTTCCGGCCTGGCTTTGTCTACGTGAATCAGGCAAAAGAGACGGGCTACGCTCCAAAGCTCATCTCCTTCACGTTCTCTACAGATCAGACGATGGTGCTCGAATTCGGGCACCACTACGTGCGCTTCCACACTCAGGGACAGACGCTCATGAATGGAAGCTCTGCCTACGAGATCTCGAGCATCTATGACGGCGCAGATGTCTTTGACCTTCACTACGTCCAGTCGGCCGACATTCTGACTTTGGTGCATCCGTCCTATCCGCCGATGGAACTCCGGCGCTACGGGGCTTCCGACTGGCGCTTTGTCGAGGTCACCTTCGGCAGCAAGCTCGCGGCTCCCGGCGCTCCGAGTGTGTCTCAGCATATCAATGAGTCAGTCTCGAACCCCACTGACTACGTGCGAAAGTACGCGGTCACGGCGCTCACTGAGGATGGCAGTCAGGAAAGCGCAGTCTCGCCTGCGACGAGCATCAACTGCAACCCCTACGGGGACGGCTCCTACAACACCATCTCTTGGAACGCAGTGAGCGGCGCTGGCCGGTACCGCGTCTATCGCGATGTGGGCGGCCTCTGGGCGTACATCGGAGAAACAACGAGCACGAGCATCATTGATGAGAACATCACGGCCGACAGCTCCATCACTCCTCCGATTTACGACGACCCCTTCAATCAGCAACGGGGCATCACGAGCGTGACGGTCAACAATCAGGGCAGCGGGTACACCTATGCGCCCAAAGGTGTGAAGACTGGTCAGTACGTGTCAAAAGGCACGCTCGCATCGGCGGGGGCTGTGGCATATGTTGGCATGCCGCTCGAGACTTTCAAGAAACTGCCATATAGCAAAGAACCGACTGCTTTTGCACAAAGTGAACCATATTGGGGAAAAAGATCGGAATCACAGTTTGGATATCCTGATTATCCGTCGGCAAATTCATTGAAAGAATCTGCGAAGGAATTCATTGAACTGGTTGATATTAGCGGGGGCGGCAGCGGGGCAGGATATGAGCTCGATTTTGAAGTGAGTAATGACCGCTATAAAAAGACTGTTTCTAAAGGTGATAGCGACACGGTTTATTACTATTCGTCCACGATAATTACGCTCAAAGGTGTTCGAGTCACTGCGGCTGGCTCAAATTATTCTCAGCCTGTTGTTCGCGTTTATCTCAATCAGGACATTCCTTTTCACGGATACAACGAAGCTCTGCGCTATGAATACACGCTGGCCGTGGACAATTATGGCGTCAATGTCTACGTCCGCGATTCGACCGGTTCCGGCGCTGAGCTGGCTCCAGTGGTCAGCAATGGCCGGATCACTTCGATTCGGGTAGTGAAGCCGGGCAGCGGGTACTCGTCTCCGACGGTGGTGATTGATCCGCAGGGCACGGGCGGCTCGGGCGCGAGTGCGACGGCTCATGTGGGCTCTGCGGGCGACTATCCGGGCGCGGTCTCGTACTTCGAGCAGCGGCGGTGGTTTGGCGGCACCTATCAGCGTCCAAGCAATCTCTGGGCGACAAAGTCGGGCACTGAGTCGGATATGAGCTACAGCCTTCCGGTGCAGGATGATGACAGGATTTCCGTGCGTGTTGCGGCGCGTGAGGCGAACCGCATCCGGCATATCGTCCCGCTCCAGCAGCTGATTCTCCTGACCGGCGCGGCGGAGTGGCGCGTGTCTCCGCTGAACTCAGATGCAATCACACCGTCCTCAATGTCGGTGCGTCCGCAGTCCTACGTTGGCGCGAATGGTGTGCAGCCTCTGGTCATCAATTCTCAGATGCTCTATGCGGCTGAGCGCGGCGGTCATCTTCGCGAGCTGGGCTACAACTATGAGGCGGGCGGCTTCATCACGGCAGATGTGTGCCTGAGGTGTCCGCACCTTTTTGACAATCTCACCATCAAGGATCTGGCCTACTCGAAAGCTCCGTGGCCGATTGTGTGGGCTGTGAGCTCGTCGGGCGACTTGCTGGCCTTGACTTACGTTCCTGAGCAGCAGGTGGGCGCTTTCTCCCGGATCACGACTGACGGCGTCTTTGAGTCCTGCGCAGTTGTAGCTGAGGGTGACGAGGACATTCTTTACTGCGTCATCCGGCGCACCATCAACGGCGTCGAGAAGCGCTTTGTCGAGCGCATGCATGAGCGGCAGTTCACCAAACTCGAGGACTCGATCTTCATGGATTGCTCGGGCACTTACTCGGGCGAGCCGAAAACCGAGATCAGCGGGCTCACGTGGCTTGAGGGCAGAGAGGTCTGCATCCTTGCTGACGGCTCAGTTGAACCGAAACAGGTGGTCACTGGGGGCAAGATCACGCTCGCGCAGCCGGCCTCCAAGGTGCATATCGGCCTGCCCTATGTGGGTGATCTGAAGACTCTTCCGGTGGCTGTCGCGCTTCAGGACGGCTCCTACGGCTCCGGGCATCAGAAGAACGTCCGAAAAGTCTTCTTCCGTGTGGTGGATTCTTCCGGGCTGAAGGCTGGCCCTTCGACAGATCAGCTTGCGGCCTACCCGGCGCGCAGCACTGAGTTTGCCGGATCTCCGCCTTCTCCGATTACGGACGAGTTCGGCTTCGCGGTCTTCCCGCAGTGGGGCGCGGGCGGGCAGGTGTGCATCCGGCAGGATGATCCTCTGACGCTGCGGGTAATCTCGATGACGGCGCAGGTTGAGATGGTCTGACCGCTTCAGCACCCCTGCGCATTCCGCAGCCTCCGTCTCAGACAATGAGCTGATTCGGAGGCTTTTCTATGGCTGCTTCATCAGCATCAACTTCTTTCGGCGCGAGCTGGGGCGGACTGATCGCGAGCGGTGTGGCGAACACCATCAGCGCGTTCGGCTCCTTCGGCCTGCAAAAGACCAAAAACGCCATTGCTCAGTCGCAAGCGAACATCGCGCGCATCAATGCGCAGACGATGATGCGCCAATACGAGGCAACGCTGCGGGCAAGCGAGAAAGACATTCAGAAAACGACGATGGCGGCCGGGCGCGTCAAGGGCTCTCAGCGGGCGGCGCTGGCTGCGAACGGCATTGCCGTGGGTGAGGGTTCCGCTGCTGAGCTCCAGGCTTCGACCGACATTGTCAAAGAGATCGATGTCAATCAGATCAAGTCGAATGCGCTCAATAACGCCTGGGGCTACCGAATGCAGGCTGCTGGCTTCGAGGGACAGGCGCTCATGGCTGAAGCCTCAAAGCAGAGTGCGTGGCTCACGGCCGGCGCGACGCTCATGGGGGCTTCGCAGTACTCCGCGGCGAACTACATGCAGGCGGCGCTCGGCGTCTATCAGGGGCTGAGCTCAAATCCGCTCAGCACTGACAAGAACTTCTCAGCGGGCGGCAAGTGGACGAACTATGCCGGGGCGAAGCAGTACGGCTACGGCTTCGGGGATACGGGCTGGGGCAACTTTGCCGGCGCATCACGCTACGGCCGGATGTAAGGAGGAAAGATCAGCATGCCGATGGTTCCGACTTTCCAGGGCGGCATTCCTCAGGTGCCTGACAGCGGGCGCACTGGGCGGATGGTGATAGATGCTCCGCGTCCGACAGTGGACTATGAGTCAACCTTCCAGGCGGCAATCCGGCCGCTGGCCTACGGAGCTCAGGCTGTGGGCAAGATTCTCGAGACTGAGCACGCGCGCAGCGTCAAGGCCGAAAGCGATGAGGCTGAGACGAAATTCATGCAGGTTGTCCAGAATGCGCTCTATGCGCCTGAGACGGGCTACATGGCTCAGCGCGAGAAGAATGCTGTAGACGCCTTCACGCCGACAGTCGAGTGGATTCAGAAGGGTGCGCAGGGCATCCTTGACAAGCTCACGCCTGATGTCCGGGCGGCGGTCGAAAGCCGCATCCAGGATCGCTTTCAGACTGCGCGCGGGCAGATGATGCGGTGGAATCAGGCGCAGACAGATCAGTGGCACCTGACCTCATCTCAGTCCCGGCAGAAGGCGCTGATGGATGACGCGGCGCAGCACTACTCAGACAAGGACTACCTTGCCAAGACGTGGCTTTCCATTGTGCAGGAGCATGACTATCAGGCGCAGATTGCAGGCTACGATGAGGACACGCGGCGGCAGGGAGTGGCTCAGCTCTATGACGCCTTCATGGCGCAGCGCTTTCAGCAGTGGGCGAACGATGATCCGGTCGGGGCGTTCGCTGCGAGCCGTGACGAGCGTGAGCATATGAGCGCCAAGGCTTGGGATGCTGTAGACAATTCGCTCTGGGCGTCAAGCAAGCGGCAGCTCGCCTATCAGGTGGCGCAGCAGGCTCCTGGCCTTGTCGGTAAAGGGCGCGTCAATCCGAAAACTTCAACCGGCATCCCGCTCGTTGATGGCCTCTCTACGCCTCGCAAGCTTGAGATCATGTCCATGGCCGGGGCTTTCGTCGCGAGAGAGACTGCCGAGCGGCAGGGCAACCTCAAGCGCGAGATGGAAAACTCGCTCGCACTGACGGAGCAGGAGGGTACTGATCCGAATCCGATTTCGCGAGATGCCTTTATCGCTACCTATGGCGACAAGCGCGGCGAAGAGCTCTTCTCAGACTACGAGATAAAACGAAAGGCTGCCGAAAGCATCTTCTCCTTCCGCAGCCTGTCAGATGCGGACATGGATGCCGCTGTCGAGAATCTGAAACCTGTTTGGGGGTCAGCTTCCTACGCAGAAGAGGCCAAGGGCTACGAGGCCGCGAAGAAAGCCAGGGATGAGGTCAAGGCAGAGCGCAGGAAAGATCCTCTGGGCACGGCCATTCAGGATCAGAAATATCAGCTCGCGCCAATCACTGACTGGACAAAACCGGCGGCCTTTGATGAGCTGGGCGCGCGTGCGCGAGAGATGGGCACAATTGCGAACGACTACGGCGTGGCTCCAGTGCTCCTGCGCAAGAGTGAGGTGTCTGAACTCAAGACGATGCTCGAGGGACTGCCTCCGGCGCAGCAGGTGACGATGCTCAGGCGGCTGGCTGCTTCAGTCGGGCCGGATGGTGAAAGCACGCTCGGCGCTCAGCTGGGCGACGATTGGCGCAACGTCTTTCTCCTGTCTATCGAGAATCCGGCTGAAGACAAGAAACCTGCGGATAAGGATTCAAACACACCCACTCAGGCGGATGTGCCTGAGCTTTACCTGACCGGGAAGCAGGCGATTGCCGAGAAGGATTCGGCGATGGCAATGATTACTTCTCCGCAGCTCGGTGTGAGCTACTACGTACCGAAAGATCTCAATGGTCTGTATGACGCGCCTCAGGTTCGAGATGCAATCATCGATTCAGTGACGAAAGTGGCTGCCGGGCTGGCACGCAAAGACGGCGCAGTGGGGAGCACCACTCATATAGCGAGGGCATTGCAGCTCGTCGTCGGCGATATCTACGAGTATCAGGGCAGGAAGATTGCGCTCAAGGGCGGCCTGGATCTCTCCGATGCTGAGACGGCCGTCAAGCGCATGCGAACGAGCATGCACGACATACCGACGCCGGTTGCCTACACGGCGACGGGTGATCCGCTCACTGGGCCGGAACTTGACAAGCATCTCGCAACGGCAACGCTTGTTCCGGCCGTGAATGGTGCTGAGAACACTTTCAACGTCATATGGGGCGATTCAATCCTGTTCTACAAGAACAAGCAGCCCTTTGAAATCAAGGTGTGGGGCGAATGATCTTTCAGCGTGAATACGGCTATCAGCCGACGCCGGAAGCCCCGGCAAAGATAGTTCCTCCTCAGCCGCCAGAGGGAGAGTCCCCTGCGCAGACTGATGCTCAGACGGCTCAGGCTCAGGAGAATGACGGGCGGCCGGTCTTCTCGTCGAACGTGTTCTCTGCCGTTGGGCAGGGCTTCATGTCCGGAGCGTATGAGATGCGCTCGGCGTTCGAGTATGCAGTCTCAGGATTGCCGCTGCTGGATGAGGACTACCGGGCGCGCCTCGAGGCTCAGGCTGAGCGTGACAGGCGCTATGCACGGGATGAGTATTCGCCTGATCCCTTCAGAAGCTCGAAAGCAGCGCAGATTGTTCATGGCTTGACGAACGGCCTCACTAAATACGTACTCGCGCAGGTGGTGGGAAGCCTCTTTCCGGGCTGGGGCAATGTCGCAACGACTGCGGTCTTAGTGGGAACGACATTCGGCGTGGGTGAGACGCAGCGCCTGCTTGAGGAGGGCGTAGACAAGTCAACCGCGCAAAAGGCAGGCGTCTTCTCGGGCATCTCTAACGCTTTCTGGGCGGCTGTTCCGGGTGCATTCGTTGCGAATTCGACGAGAACGGGTGTCAGACTCGCAACCGGCGCGGGTACGGGCGCAGCGCTTGGCGGATTCTCCAACGTCAATGAGCAGGCCACAATTCAGACGATTCTCCGGCAGGCAGATTACTCGAAAGCGGCTGAGCAGTACGATCCAACTGATCCGCTGAATCTCGCGCTGGGCGTGGTGCTGGGCGGCGCTGCCGGTACGGTTCCCGCGCTGCGCAGGCCGGGCGGTGCTTCTGCGTCAGCGGAGACTGTCGCGGCCGGTGAATCTGCTCCTGCGACAAGTGAGCCTGCAACCTACGTCACTAACGGCGGCAATGGGCCGCAGGTCAAGGATGTGGAGGTCGAGGACGCGGCGCGCATCCGGGCGCAGGAGGCGGCCAACACTGCGAATCTCCCGGTGGATCAGACGAACGGCGCTGCGGTAGAGCGCGCGCGGAAAGCTCAGTCAACGGCTGACCGGCAGATTCGCGAGAAAAAGCCGGTGAAGGTTTCGCCTGAGGCGGTGGATCCAGAGAAGATTGAGGCGATTCGAAAGGCATCGCTTGAGCGGCTTTCCAAGCTCGCAGCCTCTGAGGGCGCAGTCATCCAGAACCGTGACAGATCTTCCAAAGAATCTGTCAGTCAGATGAACGCCATTGCGGCCGATCCGGACTATCTCCGCGTCGCGACTTCGCATCTGCTCAGTGAGGGCGCTCCCGTCGTCACGGATTCAAGCTCAATTCCGGAAGCTCAGCGCGGGCGGCTCTCGGTCATGGTTGACGCCAAGGGTGAACGCTATCAGGTGCAATATGCCGTGGTCGATGCGGACACGGTGCTCACGTCGAATGCCATTGACGGCACGCCGAACCTGCTCTACGGCGCTCAGACTGATGAGCTCGTCCCGAAAGCGATTGCCGGCAACGGGCGCGTGACCGCTCTGGGCGAGGCCTATGTGCGCGGCACGGCTGACCGCTACCGGGCGGAGTTCGAGGCCGACCCGGCGCACGGCATCTCGCCTGACGTGATCCGCAGCATGAGCAAGCCGATCCTCGTGCGCCTGGTGCGCGAGAGTGATCTGCCGGCCGACATTGGAGACCGCTCGAATCAGCGCACGACGGCCGAGCTCAATTACCTTGAGACGGCCATTCAGGACAGCACACGCATTGACCTCTCTCAGCTGGCCTTCACTGAGGACGGCAATGTTTCTCCGGAAAGCATTCGGCAGTTTGTCGCGCTGCTTCCAGAAGCTGAGCGCGGGCAGCTGATTGTCAACGGTGTGCCGACTGATGCCGCTGCGCAGCGCTTGGATCGAGCTATCTTCCAGGCGGCCTATAAAGCTCCCGGCCTCACGTCCCTGCTTGACAGCTCGAACGCGACGCCTGGCGTGGCTCAGCTCTTGAGGGCGCTGAGGACGCTGGCTCCGCGCGTGCTCTCGCTTGAGGGCGGCGGCGCAGCAGATTTCCGGCCGGCCATTGCTGAGGTGCTCAATGAGTTCCAGAGCATGCGCGCATCCGGCCAGAAGGTGAATCTCGCTGAGCTGGCTGCGCAGTCATCGCTGGATCGCTCCGCTGAGGCGCAGCTGTTCCTTGACTTCCTCGCAAAGAACGAACGCGAGAAAGGCGGCGTGCGCGGCATCGTGGACGCCTTCACTCAGCTCACGGAATTCGCACGGGCGAACCTTGACAGCATTGCTCAGGGTGAGGGCATGTTCGGACCTCCGCCCGAACTCACGCGCGTGGACATGGCTCGCGAGTTCGGCCGGATCACGGGTGTGGAGGTCAACGAGCGCGCCTTCAAGGATATGAGCACGCTCTCAGGAGTTGCCAAGGCCGACAGGACTGAGCAGATCAAGTCGGGGCCGGAGCTCGCGCACGCTGCGACAGAAACCTTCACGGGTGTGCCGATTGAGCCGGTTCCGCGAATGGAACTTATCGAGGTTGCACGCACTCCGGACGGGAAAGTTCATCGTGTCTTAGGCATCAATGGCGACCCGAATTTGACCGTTTTGCCAGAAGGCATCGCTGGCGTGAAGCCCCTGCCAGTTCGTCTGCAAGAGGAAACGCTTAACAACGGTCATTTGGAGCGACATCTGGCTGACCTTGAGAAAGCTGGATACGAAACAGTTTCTCAGGCGATTGTAGATATTGCTCGCAACTACACTCAGATTTACGCGGGTGTGAAGGAAGGGCAGATCGTTCTGGTGCGCCCGATAACACTCAACGAGAATGGCGTTTTGAGAAAAGGAATTCTCTACAACGAATTTCAAGAGGTTTCGGGCATATATCGTGTGGGGAGCGTGGCCGCTGTAGCTAAAGATCGCTATTTGAAAGACAGAAGGCTGCTGTGGGACAAGAACCATACTAGTCGCCTACAGTCCGGCACGTCTGCCGAACCGCGCACCCGAGGCTTGACTGGGCCACAACAGCCTTCATCTGAGAACAGTATCAGCGAACCCGATGCGCCTGTCAACACCGGCGCTACTGTTCCTGAGCAGAATGCCGCTGCGCAGGATGCCTCTCCCGATCTGTTTGGTGGCGATGAACCCGCTCCGCAGGATTCGCTTGGCCTCTTCAATGAGCCTGAGGCGACTCCGCAGCAGGCTTCATTCATGGACGAGCTGGGCGAGCCGATCGCCACTGCGGACGAAGCGGCGCGTGTGGTCGAGAAGGTCGAGGAGGCTCGCGAGGCCAAGATTGTGCAGGAGTCGCTTGACCTCTTTGCCTCTAGCGATGCGGAGATGACGGGAGAGCGCGCGCGGGTGCAGATGGTATTGCAGGACAACCCGGACATGCGCGTCCAGCTCGATGACCAAGGGACGACGATCACCGCTGCTGAGCTCCTGGCTCGGGAAGAAGAACACGCCAAGCAGGTCGAGGACATGGCGGACAAGGCGTTGCCTGTCGCTGAGATCTGCGCACTGGTCAACAATGGAGTCTGATGATGGCGAACGTCCAGCAAATTCAGATGCGCAAAGAGTGCCTTCAGCGCACGTCTCTCGCGCTGGGGCGCGAAATCACGCCGAGTGAGGGGCATGAGATTCTGGCCGGCATCCGGGCGGGCATGCTCCGCGCTCGGGCGGCTGATCCAGACGCATGGCGGGGGATGTCGCATCAGCAGCGTGTTGACGCTGCGACGAAGCTCTATCAGGAGACGCTCAAGGCTGAGGCAAAGAAGATCCGACAGCGTGCTTACTTGTCCGTGCTCGCTCAGGCGAATGTCGAACGTTCGCTGGCCTTTCAGCGCAAGCGCGGCTATCACGGATACTCTGCGGCCGGGCAGGTGCTCAGTGAGATTGACCGTCGCGTGATCGGCGCTCAGTCTGAGGCAGACAATGACTTTCTCGTTGCGATTGACGGCAAACAGAAAGGCATCACCGGGCTCTTCACGGATCTGAATTTCGAGGAGGCCGTGACAAAAGAGGTCTTCGGAGAAGATTCAGGCAGTCAGATTGCAAAGTACGTTGCTGCCGAATGGAAACGGCAGGACGATGCCGGCATTGACCGCTATAACGCTGAGGGCGGCAACATCGTCAAGCTTGACCATTACATACCGCAGACTCACGACACGAGGCTGTTGTCTCATGCGGTTGAGGTTCTGGCCGGTCAAGGCAAGCTCAGGCGCTTCGCAAATGACGTTGAGCGCTGGATACGAGATGCACCATCATCCTACGACGCGAACCGCGCGGCCTGGGTGCAATTCATAGAGCCTCTGATTGACCGCTCAAAGTACATTGATCTGAATGGTGATCCCATGTCGGATCAGGACTTCATCGAGATGCTGGGGCGTGCCTTTGACACGATTTGCTCAGACGGCGCAAATAGTGACTTCGAGGTTTCGACTGTGGCCGGGCCGTCGGCATCCCGTGCGAACCGAGGCGACTTGCACCGAGGGCTCCATTTCAAGGACGCGAGCAGCTGGCTTCAGTATCAACGAACCTTTGGGCAAGGCACGGTCTTTGATCTGATGAGAGGTTCGCTCAGGCGCTCTGCCAAGGATGCTGAGCTCATGAGGTCACTGGGCCCGAACCCTAATGCAACCTACGCGGCAATGAAGCGCATGGCCAAGGCTGAGGCGGATCAGATCAATGCGAAGATGCAGGGGCGGCCGGGCATTGTCCAGACCATGAAAGCCGGCCTGAGCGAGCACTACATTGATGCCGAATGGAGCGTGCTCAATGGCAGTGCGGCCTCTGTTGACGCCTCCCGGGCGGCGCTGGCCGACATCTCCGGCGGTATGCGCAATCTCGAGGTGGCTGCCAAGCTCGGATCAGCCTTCCTTTCTTCTATCTCCGACATTCCGACCTACTATTCGACGGCTCACCTGATGGGCATCCCTGCTTGGACGGCGACAAGGAATCTCATTGCGGCTTGGGGCTCCGAGGCGCGTGACCTTGCCGTCCGCGGCGGCATCATGGCCGATGCGCTCTCATCGGCCTGCTCGCGCTGGGGGCTTCAGAATGTCGGCAGCGGATGGACGGGCAAGCTCGCGTCCGCGACGATGAAATATTCGCTCCTTGATGCCTTCACGAATGGCGTGCGCCGGGCAGAGATGATTAACTACATGGGCATGATGTCCTCGCTCGTCAAGACAGACTGGAGCAATCTGACGCCGTATCAGCGGCGCGTTTTTGAACGCTGCGGCGTCAATGAGATGGACTGGATTCTCTGGCAGGAGGCGAAGCCCTACAAGATTCGCGGCGCAGGTTTCCTGACGCGAGAGGACATTCGCAATGTGGATATAGACGCGCTCAGCACGGATAAGCAGCGGCTCGTCAAGCTCGTCCCGAATGGAGCTCCAACGGCTCGCGATATGGAGCATGCGGTCACGTCTTACCTGGCCGTGCTGAGAGAGGAATCGGGCCTTGCTTCCCTTGCTCCTGATCTGGGCACACGGGCGCTCAGCAATATCGCTGGGCCGAGAGGCACCTTTGCCGGCGAAGCCGTGAGAGGCCTGCTCCTCTTCAAGTCCTTTCCTATTGGCTTCATGCGGCGGCACCTTGAGCGCATGTCTGACATCGCTCAGACAGAAGGCAGCGTCTCCCGCGCAAAGTACGCAGCTCTGATCTTCACAACAACGACGATGGCCGGGGCAATCTCCGTTCAGCTTCGCGCGCTGGCTTCCGGCCGGGATTTGCAAGATCCAACTTCTGCGGACTACTGGATGCAGGCAATGTCTGTTGGCGGCGGTGCGGGCTTCCTGGCTGATCTCATCGTTGCCGGCATGGACGGGGAGAACACCTACGGCTCGCCAAACTGGCTCAAATTCATGGGCCCCGGGATGGGCACTGTGCTCGATGCATGGGACGTGGGCAAGAGTTACTACAACGACTGGCGCGGCAGTCTGGCCAATGGCCTCTACAACCGGCAAACCAAGTCTGATGCGAAGGCGCTGCGCTTCGCGCGTTCGCATATGCCGTTTGTGAACCTCTGGTATCTGAAGGGCATCATCGACCGCGCGGTCTACAACGACATGATGGAAGCATCGTCTCCTGGCTACCTCGCGCGCATCGAATCGTGGGGCCCGAAGCACACCGGGCAGGAGTACTGGTGGGCTCCGACAGAGATTGTGCCAAAGCGCATGCCTCGCGTGGCGAATGCTCCTGAGTAGCCCTGCGCACTCCGCGACTTTCGTCATCCAGAATGGCTCCAATTGGAGCCGTTCTCATGATTGACTACGTCAAGCGCCTCGCTGGGCCTTACACTGGCGCAGGCCTCAAAACTTTCTCTTTCAGCTTCAAGATCTTCGAGGAGACGGATGTCTACGTTGCGACTTCCTTCTCTGATCTTGAGGCCGCAGTGAATTTGTCCTACGGCACGGACTACTCCGTGACCATGAATTCGGATCAGGATGCTGCGCCTGGCGGCTCAGTCACGCTCACGAATGGCCTCGCGGCAGGCCAGATTCTCGTCATCGGCTCCGCTCTCGCATACACGCAGGAAACTCAGCTCACCAACTACTCTAGATTTCCTCCCGAGATCATCAATGAGGGCCTAGACCGCATCGTTGTTCAGATTCAGCAACTCGTCGAGCAGACAGGGCGCACGCTTAAGGTCCCGGCTACGTCCTCGACGACGCCCGAGGAAATGATCGAAAAGCTCCTCGCCGCCCAAGACGACGCCCGACAGTTCGCTGATGCCGCCCAGCGGTCCGCCGAAGAGGCGAAGAAATCCGAGGGGCAGACGAAGGCCTACGCCGAAGCTGCCACCATCCTCGTCCCGGTCAAGGACGAGATCAAGACCGTGGCCGGCAACATCGTGCCGGTCAAGACGGTTGGGCAGAACATCGAGTCCGTCAAGTCTGTGGCGTCCATCAAGGACGAGACCGTGGCCGTGGCGGGTGCGCTCGACGACATCGGAACGGCGACTGTTCCCGAGAACTTGGAAGCCTATAAGACCGTTGCCGCGATCAAGGATCAGGTGGTAACCGATGCCGAGATCTCGGCCGAGATCGTCAAGGTTGCGGGCATGAAGGAGCACGTCGTCAACGTCTCCTCGAACATCGAGGACGTGAAGGACGTCTCTGCAAGCCTCGACCACATCGGCACCGTTGCAGGCGACATCACCGGCGGCAGGTGCACGCCCGTGAAGTTCTCTGCCGGCAGACTCTCCGACGAGCAGGCCCAAGAGTGCACGCCGGGTGGCGGCAACATCAAGACCGTGGCCGAGCACATCGTCTCCGTTGACAAGGTGGCGGGAGCGGTCGACGACGGCACGCTGGAGAAGGCGGCGGGTTCGCTTGAGAGCACGCTTGAGAACGTGCGCCGAGCAGAAGCCGCTCAAGCCGCAGCAGAGTCTGCCAACGCGTCCGCGCAGTCGGCAAAGACCAGTGCGGCGGGTTCGGCAACGGCCGCAAGCTCGAGCGCCACGCTTGCGAAGAAGTGGGCCACGCAGACGGGCTCACCCGTCGAAGGCGATCTTTACAGCTCCAAGCACTATGCCGAGATCGCGTCCGGTGCGGCAGGCTCCTCCACGGAAGCGCTCGAGGCCGTGGTGAAGGCAGGGCAGGATGCCGTTGCCTCGATCACGCAGGAAGGCTCCTCGCAGAAGTCCGCCGTGACGGCCGAAGGAGCCAAGCAGGTTAAGGCGGTCGAGACGGCGGGATCAACGCAGTCTCAAGCGCTCAACAACCTTGGAACGTCGTGGCAGACGAAGGTCGAACAGGCGGGCTCCACGCAAGTCAACGCCGTCAACGCGGCTGGCGCAACGCAAACGGCAAACGCGAGGGCGCAGGCCGATGCCGCAGCCAAGTCCGCTACCGCCGCATCGAGCGCGCAGAAGGCGGCCGAGACTGCGAAGGCAGGAGCAGATACGGCCTCGACGACCGCGAAGGCATGGGCAAGCAAGACGGGGGCTGCAGTAGAAGGCGGGCTTTACTCCGCGCTCAACTACGCAATGCACGCAGAGACGCAGGCGAAAAAGGCCGAGACTGCGGCAAGCACTGCTACGAACAAGGCGACGGAGGCAGGCACAAAGGCCAGTGAGGCGGCGAAGTCTGCTCAAGCCGCCGCAGAGTCCGCCAAGGTGGCCGCCTTCGCAGTTCGGATCACGTCGACGAATATGTCGGCATCCGGCACGGCCGCACTCACCACGCTCACGCCTTCGACCAACGTGAAGGTCGGCGACACGGTGATCGATCCCGAAGGCGAGGTCTTCCAGATCGCCTCACTGGCCGATACGACTTTCACCGTAGGCGCGAAGGTCACGAGCATTCAGGGCCCGAAGGGCGACAAGGGTGCCACTGGAGCGCAGGGCGCACAGGGCATCCAAGGCGTGCAAGGCCCGCAGGGCATACAGGGCCCCAAGGGTGAAAAAGGCGATCAGGGCCCGAAGGGTGACAAGGGCGACAAGGGTGTCCAAGGCGAGAAGGGCGCGACGGGCGCTGCCGGTGCGCAAGGCCCGAAGGGTGAGGTTGGCGCTACCGGACCAACAGGCCCGACGGGCGCGGCAGGCAAGTCCGCCGCGATCACGAGCGCATCCGCCACGGTCGACGCCAACGTGGGCACGCCTGCGGTGACGGTCACGCTGGGAGGCACCGAGCTCGCACGCACGTTCACCTTCGCCTTCAAGAACCTCAAGGGCTCACAAGGCGTTCAGGGCATCCAAGGGCCTCAAGGCGTGCAGGGTCCGACAGGGCCTGCGGGCACGACAACTTGGGCGGGCATCAACGACAAGCCTTCCTACTTCAAGACATCCGGTATTTCCATGGGGAGACTTCCGTAATGGCATACACACCTTTTGGGATCAACTACGACACGTCGGCGAAGATCAGCGCCTACGGCGGCGATGCGGAGACGCCCGCGCAGCCGATTTGGGCGGAGGACACGAACCAGCTGTGGATCGTCCACGGCACCGGCGGCAAGTACCGCGTGGCGATGGCTTCGGAGCTTGCAAACTACCTGACGACGGCTACCGCTTCGGCCACGTATCTGTCGAAGACGGATGCGGGGAAAACCTATCTGACGCAGGCCAACGCTTCGCAGACGTACCTCACGCAAGCGGCGGCGGGGCAAACGTACTTGTCGAAAGACGACGCCGCTTCCACGTACTTGGGCATCAACGCGAAAGCGAAGACGGCCGGCACGGCGGATTCTGCAACCACGGCAACGAATGCGTCTTCTGTGCCGTGGACTGGGGTAACGGGAAAGCCCGGTCTTGTGCCGACATCCGGATCAGCCGGCCAGATTTCGGTGCGTGAGACAATCGCGACTGCGGCCACGGTTAACGACAATTCCGCGCGATCGATGTCCCTTTCCAGCGGGGGCACGCTTACGGTCAGCAACGGTGGTAGCGAGGCTTGGATTACGGTTGTTGCCCTGAAAGGCGGTGCAACGATCAACCTCGGCACGTCGTGGGCATGGAGCGGTTCCGCGCCTACCCTTGCTAAGGGGCTTGTGACGCTTGCATGGTACGGCTCTTTCGGAGTAGCTAACTTCACGAAGTTTGGAGCATGATGATGGTCAAGACATGGACGTACAAAGATACCGTGTATCAATCAGAGTGGCTTATGCGACAGGAACTCTTCAAGCAGGATCGTGTCGCGTGCGGCGAGGCTCCTGCGGAGGGCGCTGCTGAGTTTTGGGCACAGTTCGGTGTGGCATACGCCGAGGAGCCTGATCTCGAACCTAATATCGACGAACTGCGCAATCAGAAGCTGTCGAGCCTAGAAAGCGCCTTTATGCAGTGGTACCAGACTGACGCAACGTGCACATCATCTCTTGGATTTGTCGTCGACTCTGACGCTCGCGCCATGTTAGACGTAAGCGGTCTTGTAACTACGCTTGAGGCGACACCCGTTGACTCCCGTGGGGGTGTCACGCTCATGGACCACAACAACATACCGCACATGCTGACTCTCAGTCAGTTGAAGACCGTTCAACTTGAAATCATTAAGACCGGGCAGGCGGCATATGAACAAAAGTGGACGATGCGCTCAGCTATCGGAGCGGCTAAGACACCAGATGATCTTGATGCGGTTGAGATTCGCTTTACAGGCGTTGATTTCACTATGGGGGCGGCATGAAACACCCTGATAGTTTTCAAGTCTTGATTGCCATCGACCAACTCCTTAATGCCTTCCTTGGGGGGTACGCTGATGAGACTTTGAGCTCAAGGGCGTGGAGACATAAAAAGGATGGAACACGATCGTGGCCATGTTGGCTCATAGATCATCTGTTTTTCATGCAGGAAAAGCACTGCAAGTGCGCTTATGAATCCGAGCTTGAGAGAGCCCACCTTCCTCCCTGTATGAGGTGACCATGTTTTCAAAACATTTGCTTTTGTGTAACTTAAATGAGGATGGCAACGTGATTTTGGGAATTCCTTCTGGATCTATAACACAGTGCGGAAGTACGTCGGGTTATAAACATTGGAACGCTATTACCCTTTCTAAGGATGTTATTGCAGTAACCATTGGGACTCGTCCTAATGAAAAAGGCGCTGGTATTCGATTCCAACTTCCCGATGGAAAGGTAATTGATACGGGAGAAATTAGAACTACTATTGAAAATATGCCGATTTTCCTTCCCAAGGGAACTGTGGTGTCTGCGATTATTAATGGTTCAGATCGAGTTTATGCGACGTGTTATCATGGGACATTTGTTGAAGTAAGCAAAGATCTGTATCTCGGGTAGGGGGCTAAAAGCCCTGTGGCACAGCTCTTTTGGAGGGTTGTGCCATGCTTAAGAAACTGCTTAGCTCGTGTCTTGACGCCTATCGCGGATCGCACAAGAGCGTCGTCGCAGGGCGCTATATTGCAACAGATCTCTCCTTCCCGACGGGATATGAGAACGTCAATGCAAATAGTTACGTCCCTCCGAGCGACGGCGTGTTCGTTATTCAGTGTGAACCCGCTGAAGGCTACGCCTACTACAACCTCACGGTTCGACGAGATCAGCTCGACTGTGGGTTCGTTGGGAGCTACGGGCAGACGTGGCCGGTTCTTGAGACTCCTTGCCGAAAGGGCGAAACGATTCACTGGTACACAGTGATTGATGGAGCCGCTCAGAACATTAAGGCGCACATCCGCTTTTACCCATACATCGGCTCTTAACGTTTGCTTCGGAGGTGCTTCTTATGAATAAGGATCTCCTCCGAGCACTCGGCAAGGCTTCGGCAATGAACGCTTTCCCGTCCAGTCAGAAGATTGACATTCCTGTAGTTGCCGATCAGTGGTGGAACGTGTACGTAGCACCTGCTGATGGGTTCGTTTTCGCCACGGGGAATACCAACAATGGCGAAGTGAACGCGGCACTTGCAGAGGTGTCTTCTTCTCTTAGTGGTTTTTCGAACAACATATATGGCAACGCTAGTGTGTCGATCCCTGTGAGAAAGGGCGAAACCGTGCAAATAGCCGTGAAGGGCGAACTCAGCGTCTACGCAGGATTCATTCCTGCGAAGGCCAGCACGTAGCCAATCTAAAAACAAATCAAGGGTATTCGGAATAAGTGGTTGATTTGAGAGGTTCAAACCAACCACAAAATATTC